CTGCAAACAGCCGATTCATTGTTGGTGACATTGTAAGATACGCGGTCGATGCCGGTAATACTGCACTAACTGGATTGTACAGTGGCGATTACTATTATGTTGCTGATGCAAACAGCACCGGCTTAATTCTTTCTTATCCATATCGTAAGTACGATCAGATCAACTCGACAAACTTCTCTACGTTTGCTAATAATAAAGTAGCCGAAGAAGGCCACTATCTTTACAAGCAGGCTCATGGTACTGTGTTCGAGATCGGCACGGCCCTACTAAGAACCAAAGACAACCATAACTACTTTGGTAACACCGGCGGTACGGCGAACGTAACTGCATTCGCCAACAGCAATATCGTAAAGTATAGCAGCCCATCGACAAACACATCGATCGGTGCAGTAACAGTTTATACTACGTTGACCCAGGCAAACCAAGCATATTCAGCACTTCCGGTTGCTGCTGCTGCCTTTGGTTTCCCGAAGAATCCACAAGGTGATTCGAAGAACTCGATCTTCTCATGTCTATCATTTAATAAGTTTACAATCGGAACGATCGGTTCGCTATCAGGCGTCGACCCTGGTTCAGGTTATAACGTCGATCCATACGTTCTGGCATACCAACCGTATATCTCAGGATTTGATCGTCGTGACTTTATTATTAATATTGCAAACACAACTGGCGTATTTGCTATCGGTGAGCGTGTTAATCAAACACTTGCTAACCTTGTATACTACGATCTTAAGGTTGATGATGGCGCATACAGTAATACTTTTGATGAGAAGATTGTTACTATCAATGTTGACAACGAGATTCAAAGTGGCAACGACTTTATCCTGTACGTATCCAACTCGTCCACCTTTAACTCATCAGATCAGGTAAACTCGAACACAGACTTTATTGCAATTGCCACTGCGGATGTAATCTATCCTGCAAACACATATGTTCGTTATTACACAAATACTGGTAATACGGCTCTTTCAGGTCTGTCGAATAACTCATTCTACTTTGTAGCGACATCGAACTCTTCGGGTATTACACTATCATCTACTGCAGGTGGTGCAAACGTTAACGTTACCCAGGCATCCAACGTTGCAACGTTCAACTCAAACACCTCGGTAAACAGCACAGCAAACTTTATTAGTATTACTAATGCTAATACACTCTTTGCAAATGGCGATCAGGTAAGGTATCTTACAGCAGCCGGAAACACTGCACTGGCCGGTCTGACAAACAACGCTTTGTATTATGTACGATATGCTAACAGTACTGCACTTGCTCTTTCAGAGACAGTATCAGGTGCAAATGTTGATATTACGGCGTTGAACCCTGGTGACTCCGGTCACTTCCTAAGATACTATAATGCCAACTACGGCGGCCATAATATCATCAAGTATGCAAACGAGTTTGCAGACAACCAAAGGGTTATCTACAGAACACCTGCAGCAAATACAGTGATTGCTGGTTTGGCGAATAACACTGCATACTATATTGTTAGTGCAAATACTGTCGGCTTTAAGCTGTCGGATACACGTGGCGGTTCTGCAAAGGCAATCAATGCAGCATCTGCATCACTAGAATCTCATACGTTCTCGACGATTCCTGGG